GCCTGAGAGAAGAGGATGACCTTCGGCATAGCCTTGGACACTAGATTCATCACGCGCTGTGTGGTAGCGCTTACCTCTACCGGCTGCCGCATCTCGTCGGCATAGCCCTCGAACTGCAATGTTAACTGTTGCATATTGCATCGTTCTTTAACCAATGCCAGCGAACCCCACTGGCGAGGAGACAGAGAAACGGCTGCACCTCCCGTTGGTTAAAGAACGATGACTCACCCGAGGGCAAATTGTTCACGAGAAGGCAGCCGTAGAAGTATGTTACGAGTAACTACTCTGATGGCATAAAAAATGCCCGGCTTATCAAGCTGAGCGTCTGACGTGCGCCCTGACGGATGGACTACCATCGTTCTTTAACCGTTGGCAAAGGTACAAAAAAATCCCGAACCTCCAAAGAAATTCGGGAAAATTTTTAGATTTTTCGATGAAAAGTATAATAAAAACCTCGTTATTTTACTTTTTGAGAGAAAATGATCATCTGTTTTATCTGGTTAATCATCATCATCCTGTGTTTTCAGGCCTTCTCTGATCTGACTATCATCTGTGATATATTTCTTCAAGACGTAGTTGGCTACATTCGTCTTTGTCATTCCCTCTGTGAAGAAGCACACCTGATCCAGTTCCCAACCACGCTTCGCCATATAGTTGATGACTTCCATCATGGTGTTGAACTTGATCTTCTTTCCGTTCTCATCTAACAAGGATTCGAAGCTGTTGGACTTGTACCCAAGATCCAGCTGTACTTTCACCTTACCAACTCCCCAGAAGTTATACCCTTTCACAGAACAATACACAGGGTACTTCTCACCAGGTTGATTCACACTCTGCGCCTGAGCGCAACACACGGCCACCAAAAGGGCCATCAGGATAAACATTCTTTTCATAATTCGTCAAAGATTAATTAATACGTTTTGATTGACAAGAAATTAAATATTATCTTTAATGATATATCCGGCAATATTCGAGCCGTCAATCCACGCACAATGACTACAACGGCCTGTAATTGGCGACAGCGGCCGTCCACATTTTGGACAGGCATCATGCAATGGAGAATCTTGAAATAACAACATGGCGCAAAGATAAGCAAAATATTCCAAACATGCAAGAAATAGAAGAAATAAAAAACCCCGGTACTCACGTATCAGGGCTTTCAAAGTGATCTTAAAAATATTGTGGAACTGGTCTATCTATCAGGTGACCAGCATCAATATCCTTTATAAACTTATCAACGGCACCACGTACCTTATCAATTGTTTTCTGTGCGGGTGCTTTCAAACCGCAAGCATACTGTCTCAGGAGCGAGGCGTTCATACCGGCATATTCAGCAAAAGCAGTCACGTTGATGAAATAGTAGCTGAAGTAAGCCCCAATATCAAAGATGAATTCAAATTCCAACTCAGGGAAACTTTTACCCTGCTTCTCATAGAAAGCCTTCATCTCGTCTCTGGCGAGATAAAAATCCTCAATGGCTTTACGGGCAGATTTCCCGTCGCCATGAAGACCAAAATCCAAATCATCCGCTCCGACCATAAAACAGGAGAATAAATCCCTGCCAGTCTCTACCATTACTTTTATTTTCCTTTCCATACTATAATCATTTAAAAAAGTGACCCCAAACATTCTCACGACTCTTTCACGGTAAGAACCCGGGCTTAGAGCCCGAGTTCCTGATAGATAGTCTTCAAAGTACCTGCTGGTACTTCTTGCGTTCCATGTCGCGGCACCACGGTTGTCTTTCCATTTCTAGGATTGACCCAGATGTCGTGACGTTTACCATGATGAAGAAGGAGGCAACCAGCCTTCCTTAACTTCCTGTACAACTCGTTGTACTTCATCGTAACAATAATTTAAGAGATCACTTTGTCATTTCTGACACTGCAAAGGTAACAAAAAAGTTATAAACCACCAAATTTTTCGGTAACTTTTTTGTTATAAAGATGATTTTTTAACATTTCATGTAAAGAAAAGCCTGTTTTTTATACACTTTCACATTGATATATAAAGAATATCGAGAATTTTTACCATGTCATCAGCTGCTCTTAGCAAGAGCTGGAAAGTCTCGGTTTTGTCGGATCAAGATAGGAAAGTCGTGGCAAAATCAACCGATTTTGCAGGAAAGTGGCACTTTCAGCCAGGAAAGTCGGGTGTGAAAAAGGCGTTTTTGCGCCATAATTCCACACCCAAACCCCAAATCGGGGACCCAAAATGCTAAGGAACAAGGAATTAGCGTTTTGGGGTTGGGAAAAGATGCGCGCGCAGCTGCATCCACAGCCCCCACCGCCCTACGCCCCGAGCCGACTTTCCGACTTTCCGCAAGCGGAATATGTAAAGAGTATTTCCGTTTTCCTGTGTCGGTGTTTTTTCGATGGTGCAAACGACATCAGCGGTCGGGCGCACATCATACAATAATAAGGGGCAACCGTAACGGCTGCCCCACTGGTTAACATTAGGCTCTTAGTGTCTTTCATTCATAGTATCATACTTTCCCGCTCTCATGGTATGAATAATAGTACCCATCTGTTATAATAATATGGTCTAAGAAGTGTACCTGCATTATATTGCATGCCTTATCTATTTGCCTGGTCACGTTGTCGTCTTCCATACTGGGGCGTGTGTTTCCAGATGGGTGGTTATGACATACGGCTAATATAGTGGCATTATTAGTGACACATTCCCGCATGATAACCCGTATATCTACGGCGGTCTGAGTGATACCCCCACGACTGATCCTAACGGCTTTAATAAGTCGATAGTGCCGATTAAGCAGGATTGCCCAAAATTCCTCCGTCTGTAAATCCATCAAACGGGGGTGCATATAGTTATAGATGCGTGTAGCCGTGCCCAAATCGGGTGTTTCTGTTGGTAGTGCCAATTGTCTGCGTTTACCCAGTTCCACGGCTGCGAGTATCGTCATAACCTTAGAAAATCCCAAACCGTTGTACTGCATTAGTTCATCGGCTGAACGTTTGCCAAGTGTGTTAAGGTTGTTTCCGCAGTCAGCCAAAACACGGGCACACAGTCTAACGGCATCCTCTCGCCTGCTGCCTGTACCTATTAGAATACTAAGTAACTCCGCATTTGTCAGGGCGTCAGCTCCTAACGTATCCAACTTATGGCGGGGGCGGTCTTCAGCCGCCCACTGCCTGATATTTAATTTCGTCATACTTTAGCCTCCTTTCTTGCCTTACGGGTGGAGCGTTTCACGGCTGCACGGGCTTTCTTTGTTTCCTTGTTATCCGTTTCGCCCTTGGCTTTTTCCATGCGTTCAACGGTCTGCATGGCATGCAGGGCAAAACCAGTCGGCAGGGGCTGGGGTTCTGCACTGGGTGCGGGTTCGGGCTGTGGTTCTCCGAAATTAATTTTGGTCTTAGCGAAAAAGATCCCGCCTTTAACCTCTGCGCCTGCCTCTTCTAACATCTTGGCGAAATCGTCAGCGGTTCGCCCACTGCTGATAATATCGTCAACGATTACGACCTTTTTACCCTTGAAGAACTCGCCATCTACTTGCACCTCGTAATTATCATCTTTAACGATGGTGTGTGCTGGGTTCTTGTGGGCTGCGCTGCGCTTGCCTAAAATAGTAACGTGTTGCATGGGGTTGAGTTGTCCAAGGGTGTTGGCTACGACTACGCAAAAATAAGAAAATCTAAAGCGATATTGCGCCATACTGGAGCAGGGCACAGGCACGCAAACAAGTTCACGGGCTTTATCTCCGTACCACTGGCGCAACTTAGATATGACCATCTGTGCCCCCTCTTTAAGTTGGGCTTTTTGCCCGTCCTTAAAGTTAATAACCCACTCGGAAAAACTGCGCTCTTCCTCTGTTGCTAACTCCCTGTAAGCCTTGGGGATGTACACCCCGAAATTAAACTTTTTGTCCATAATTGATACGTTTTAAAAATTAATACTATATGTTGATAGGGTTAACTTCGCCCATACAGGAGGGAATGACTCAACGCGGACGCCGACATATTTCCTCTCCCCCCAAAACTTAAATTTTGTGCGCGTTAAGCAGGCTTAATGTCAGCAGGGGCGAGGGTTCTGGCTGTTTTTTAAGGAGGGCACCGAAAAGTTTTTTGAGCGCAGCGCCCCCTTGGGGCAAAAAAGTTTTTGGGAGGAGCCTTCAAAAACTGCCAGGTTCATCGTCACAGCTGACAGAAAGACTGTAGCTTTGCACAGAATTTGTGTTTTGGGGGGAGAGGAAATAAAAACAGTAACTTCAGGGATTGATTGAGTATCAATCCCGTCCATTCAGCCCATGTAGGAAACGAAACCGGAATCTACATTAATCGTCACATCCTGCATGTGCAGTTCCACACCGATGCAGAGGGTATCGAAGGCATCAGAGCCGTCGGTACGATACTCCAGCTTGTCTTCTTCAGTCTCAGCCTCTTTCTCAGCCCGTTTATCCTTCTTATTCATATAGACGCCAGCCGTCTCGATCGACAACAGCAGGGCCTCATTGTTATCGCGGTTGATCAGCACCTGGTGATCGGCACGGCCCACGAACATACGATTAATCAGCTGACATTTCACATCATGTTCCTTTGCACGACCGATATACACCTCATCGACCAGCCAGCCATGAGAAGACAGCTCGGAACTGATAAACGAATAAAAATCCCTATTCTGGCTGACCGCATAACCATTACCGACAAACGTATGATCGAAGAAAAACACCAGGGCTTTAGTCTTGTGATACTTGTAATACTCGCAGAAGTCATCACACAGGGCCTCGAGTTTCCTATCATACTTCACATAAAAAGACTTGATCACTCTCAGCTTCCCATCGTTCCCAAGCTGACCAACCACCATCCAGTTGATATTATCGTTAGCATCGAAAGCACACATCAGCGGTGCTTCAGGATCCAGGTCGGCATCATTCCTGCAGTCATTCTCAGCAATAGAGCCATCGCCCAGGTTGGCCAGGGACAGACGGGAGGTATTCGGGGCCGTATAGAGGTTCACATCCTCACGCATGGCGCCATAGAAACCATCGTAGGCAATTGTGATCCTCTTGCACATGATCGACGTGGCAAACACCAGCGGGGGAAGTTCACGCTTCATACGACGGATAAAATCCTCACCCAGTACCGCAAGGTTATAGATTGAAGGACGCTCCAGATACAGATAGGCTTGTTTTCGGAAGAAAGCCAGCTGCTGGTTGATCCTCGACAGTTCCTTCAGGTAATGATCGTAGCGCTCCGGATGATCTTTCATGCGCTGCTTCACCTGCCACTGGTAATACACCAGGCCCTCGATGATCTTAATTAGCTCAGAGTCCATCAGTTTCTCGTACTGCAGAAACCAGGATCCCTTCTTTGTGACAGGCATATCGCAGGTTACCGTGATACCATGGTGCAGCGGACATTTACCGAAAAACATCTCATTACCACGGTTGGTCTGAAACGTCTCGTTCTTTAGCTTCTCATAGTCCACGTACTTCGCCTCGTCGATCAGGAGATGATCGAGAGACATACCATTGGATGCACCCTCACGGTCCTGCGTGATGATCTGGCATACGGATCCATTATAGAACCCGATGACATTCTCCCAGTTCTGAGGTGTGAAGATGGGATCCTTCCAGTGTAGGGCCTTCCACGGTTTCTTGCCGACAGTATAGTGCACATCGCGTTTGAAACCCCATCGTTCCCAGTGAACCAGGAGCGACGGTAGCGTGGATATCAGACATTTCTTATAGGAAGGCGACACGAAACCCGTCGTAGAACCAGGCATCTGTTGGAACACCTGTATCTGACGGGTAGCGTCGATCAATCCCTTTCCGGTACCACGTCCCATGACCGCGATCAGGTTACGCGGCATCAGCATCAGGGGATACAGCTGCGCATCATTGAAGTACTGTTTCTGCGTCGTAGACATAAACGGGCGGGACGAAAAGGGTTGTTAGGGTTTCTCGATCAGATCATCTATATTACCAGGACTCGGAGCAGTCTCATTATCGGTCGCCGGAATCTCAACAAATTCCGCGAACTCTGCTTCAGCATCATATTTCTTGATGTATTTCTTAATGCGGCCACGCAGATCTGGAATTTTCTTGATACCGATGACCGAAGGATCATCAGTGGCCACGATCTCGAGAGGCACGATTTTATCAAACGCCAGATCAGGCGTATCCTCCTTATCCGTCAGATTGTTCTTGATGAGATTTTTCTGCATCGAGGCGACGGCACGGTGTTCGCCGTCACGTTTTGCAGCCTTGCGATCCTCCTCGATCATCTGGTTAATACGCCATCTCCAGAACTTCTTAGAAGACTCCTGGAGATTACCCACGATGATCTTTACACAATGGACATCATCATACGCCTGGCTCTCGCTGACCTTGAAAAACGCCATATCATACTCCACGAGGTCACGTGGAGACTTAGAAGAAAACCGGCACCAGTAAGTGTAGAGTGCCCGGAACCGGATAACCCGCTCGATCGTCTGAGCAGGCACATGCTCCTCCTGCAGCTGGTTTTCGTCAAGCGCCAACCAACCCTGGTATTTATCAAGATCAGTGGGAACACTCATAAATCGTTCAACATATTACGAAGATGGTTCCTAAGCGCATCAGCGGCGGAAGGTGAGCCGGCACGAGCCAACTCGATATCCCTTTCGCGGATCTCGAGGGCGGCTTTTGCCATGCCCG